TTAGGCATCTTCGGATGCTTTTAGTTCGACTATTCCGAGGACTTTCATTCTGTTATCATGCGACAGCTTACGAAAACTTGATAAAAGAGCCAGTTCATCCTCCGTTAACTCAACGGGGGATATTTTTTTGTCACTTATTCCATAGATATCATCCAGTCTAATCTCTAAGAAGTTGCAAATATTCAGAAGAGTAGATATGTCGATAGAGTTGGTTCCCTTTTCCCACGATGATATCGTGTTATCTCTTACTCCTAGATGGTTGGCTAATTGTTTCTGGGTTATACCTCTTCTTTCGCGATATTTGCGTAAGTTTTCAGCTACCCTTACCTTAACTGATTCCATTAATAACCACCCCTTTGTGTTAATTATACTTGTAATTATGACCTTAATCAAGATAAACATTCATAAAGTATGAATAAAAGATATTGATTATTCATTATTCATGAAGTAAGATAGTGTTATGAGTTCATAAAGTATGAAGTTAGGGGGTGAGGATATGGTAGGCGAAAATATTAAGCGGTATCTAGAAAACAAGGGTGTTACTCAGGTTTTTTTAGCCGAGAAAGCTAAGATTTCAACCGGAGCTATCAATCAAATGTTAAACGGTAAACGAAAAATCATCGTAGAAGAATACCTTGCTTTGAAGTGCCTTAAGCTAATCGCGGCTTATCGTACTCGAAAGTTGGACAAGCTTCCTAAAAACAGGTGGGCCGAGATATTGGTAAGGGGAGGGACAATAAAGTCATGACTGATCGAGATCAAAAGGTACAAGAGCTGTTTACGATATCCATTAGCTTAGTCCCAAAAAAGCAAGCCTAATGAAGCAGATCAAAAGAAAAAGGCCCGAAGTCCTGGCAGACTTAACGGGCGGAATAAAAATAATCTCTGATGTCAGTATATCACAATCTGAATTTATTGGTAAACTCCTACTCGACAGTGACACACACCAGTGGATATGTGATGTGTCCAGAGTGTTTGGAGTAAGCATGCGTAGAAAAGAGGAGTTGAGTGGCGGTGGAAGAAAGAATTGAAAGGCATATTAATCAATATGTCGAAGCAGAGCTTAGGAATTATCGGACATACAAAAAACTTATTGAGGAATACGATAAAGAGTTGCTGTATACAGGTGCTAAATCGGGGCTTGGTAAAGACCCAACAGGGAGATTCTCACAGAATCAGATAAGCGACCCAACACATGATGAAGTAGCGAGGATTATCGCTAATGAGCAGAGAGTTAGCAGAATGAAAGATGTTGTGAAGTGTATCGAGGATGTCTTGGAAGAGTTGTCGGAAGAGGAAACAAGATTAGTCGAGATGAAATATTTTAAGAGTTGCTATACAGACTTTGGGATCATCAGTGAGCTGCACATAGGGCAAACAAAGTACTATGGAGACAAAAGAAGGATAATCAGAAGGTTTGCTTTAAGGATGCGATTGATATAAACGTAGAATTTGCGAAGTATTCAGCACCATTTCCGTAGTATTATGGTATCAGTGAAAGGCGTCCAGAAATGGGCACCTTTCATTATTTATAGGAGTGCCCCTTTCGACAATTCTCCTCTCGGGCGGCTAGGTGAAATATAGACTAGCCGCTTTGGCTATGCTTTAGATAGTGATGTAGTTGTGAAGATTATAGGGTAAGATTGCGAACCGAGGATATTTAAAGCATTTACCAAGTTATTGGTAGGTGCTTTCTTTATATTTATTTTTGCCGCTTCGGTACTGTCGGCGCAAAACAACAGGACTCCACCGGACACGACCGGGCAAAAAGTAATGATGAAAGGATGATTCTTATGAACAAAAAGCAGTATGAAGAGGGGTTAAAGGCAGAGATTGCGAAGCTTCAAGCTTCCTTCGTGGAGTACAGTTGGGCACACTGGGTACCCGGTCATTGGGAGGAGAATCGTTTTGTCGAAGACAAAGGGGCAATCAAGATTAATAAGGAGGTGATGCCGGCCTATCGGGGGAACTACGGCTCTACCGGGATGCATGTCGGAAAAAAATGGCTGGGTGGAAGGCAGATTTATGATGACCACTTCTATGCAGGAGATGGAACAAGTCAAGAATGGCCAGTCGTCAAAGAAGGAGTGATCCGATGAGCGCTATTACAGTTAATGGGGTACGGGATAGTGTTATAACACTATTACATCAGCATTTCTCCGGCATCTCTACTTATGGCGAAGAGATTCTGCAAGGTCCTGATAAACCTTATTTTTTTGTGAAGCTTTTCCAGGTGTCTCAGGATCAGCTCATCAGCCAGCGATATCAACGGAACCACTCTTTCGATATTCACTACTTTCCGGCAGCGGTGGATGAGGGCGAAGAAAATCGGCAAAATGAGGAGATGCACGGCATAGCTGAGCAGCTGTACGAAAAAATGGAGCTGATCCCGGTGATAGGCGGGGATGATGAACCAATGCGAGGTACGAAAATGCGACATGAAATTATCGACGGAGTGCTGCATTTTTTTGTGGATTACAACTTTCAGATCATAAAAGAGACGACACTCGATCCACTGATGCAGACGATGGAACAGGAGGGATTTATTCGTGGCTAAGAAAGATAAACCTGTTGAAAAAGTATATTCAAAGTCGCAGATCCTGCAATCAAAGCAATTCACGGCACAAAGAGACGTATTAAAGGCTTTGCTGAGGGATGGCGTCAACTATACCAAGAATGAAGCTATCTCAATTCTTGGTGATTTTTTAACAAAGGAGGCTAAATAAAAATGGCAGCAGGCACATTTACAAATCAAAACAAGGTGAGACCTGGCGTATATATTAATTTTAAATCTGAGCCCCAGGTAGGAAAGACTTTGGGCGAACGGGGGATTACATCCATCCCATTAATTCTAAGCTGGGGCGAGCCCAATAAAATTATAACCATCGAAGCTGGCGAGGATGTATTTACGAAACTGGGGTATCCCATCAAGGATTCTAAATTACTCTTGATCAATGAGGCTTTGAAACGTGCCAGGAAACTACTTCTCTATCGACTGAACGTTGGCACGAAGGCGACGGCAACAGTAGGAAACTTGACGGTATCGGCCAAGTGGGGCGGAGTCCGTGGTAACGATATTACCATCGTTATTCAGGAAAATATCGATGATGAGACAAAGTTTGATGTATCGACCTTAGTGGACGGAGCCGAGATCGACAAGCAAACCGTGTCCGATATCGACGGTCTTACCGCAAATGATTGGGTCATTTTTTCTGGTACCGGCACCCTAATAGAAACAGCAGGTGCTCCACTAGTGAACGGGTCTGATGGAACCGTGACGAATCAGGCCTATGTCGATTATCTGGCTGCTGTGGAGATTTTCGACTTTAACACGATTGCGCTGCCTAGCACAGATGATACGCTCAAGGCAACCTTCACGGCCTTTGCCAAACGGCTCCGGGACGACGAAGGGAAAAAGATCCAGGTCGTTCTTGAAAATTACCCTGCTGCTGATTATGAGGGTGTGATTAGTGTTAAAAACGGCGTAGTACTCTCTAATGGAACTACCCTGACAGCAGCTCAAGCGACAGCGTGGGTGGCCAGTGCAACTGCGGGGGCACAGGTAAATGAATCGCTCACCTATCAGGCCTACGAGGATGCAGTCGATGTAGCTCCCCGGTATACCAATGCCCAGATCGTTGCGGCGTTGCAGGCAGGGGAATTCTTATTTACCGCGAATGACAACCAGGCGCTGGTGGAGCAGGATATTAACACCCTGACCAGCTTCACGGTGGATAAAGGAAAGCAGCTCGCCAAGAACCGAGTGATCAGGGTCCTGGATGGAATAAACAATGATTTTGTCCGGATTTTTTCGAAGTTCTATATTGGCAAAGTATCCAATAATGCGGATGGACGGAACCTGTTGAAATCAGAGTGTATTAACTACATGAACACCTTACAGGGTATTGATGCAATTCAGAATTTTGATGCTCAATCGGATATAACAGTTCAAGCCGGTAATGATGTGGATGCGGTCTATATTGAGGCTTACGCATGGCCGGTAGATAGCATTGAAAAGATTTATGTTCTTGTACGGATTAAATAGAAAGTGAAGGTGAGATAAGATGGCATATTTAAGATCGGAAGACGCAGTTAGCGGCAAGCAGGCCAAAGCTTTTGCTACGATCAATGGTCGGGTGGAAGAGTTATTTTATGCTAAATCCATTGAGGCTACCATTGAAAAGAATAAAGCGGATGTCCCTATTCTGGGCAGGACGAATGTGGGAAAGAAAGCTGCGGGCTGGGCCGGCAGTGGGACCTTGACGATCTATTATTTTACGAGCCTGTTCAGGCAGTTGATGATTGAATATGTGAAAACCGGGCGGGACTTCTATTTTGACCTTCAAATCGTCAACGAGGACCCAGCCTCTGGTGTAGGGAAACAGACAGTTGTGCTTAAAGGCTGCAATTTGGACAGCATAGTAGCAACTTCCTTTGATATCACTTCGGATGATCCTCTGGAAGAGGAGATGCCCTTTACTTTCGAGGATATTGATATGCTGGATCAGTTTAGTCGGCCTGTGACGGTATAAAAGCACTTTTTGAGGTTATATCATGCCGTGAGACACATCTCTAACTTCGCTTTTGAGGAGATCAGATAAAATGCTGGTCTCCTTTCCATTACCGTTGTTAAATGTTTTCTTAGTATTTGATGAAATTTGGGAGGAATAAAGAAATATGAGTGATTTACAAGATTTCTTAATGGACAGTTTTGAAGATGCAGAAATTATTGAACGCAAAGTAAGTCTTGGCGGGAAGGAAAAGATTATGAAGTTTAAAGCTATTTCAGCCGCCACAGGTGACGAGATCAGGAAGAGCTGCCGTAAAACAAGCTTCCATAAAGGTCAGCGGGTTGTTGAGACTGACCAGGATGCATTCGTGGCTAAACTGATTATTGAAACAACTGTATTTCCTGACTTCAAATCACAGGAGCTTCAGCAAAGCTGGGGGGTGCTTGGGGCTGAAAATCTTCTAAAAGCCATGAAAGCAAAAATGAAGGATGGTGAATATGCTACCGTTTCGACTATTGTCAGTGAAATTAATGGTTATGACACGAGCATGAACGATTTGGTCGAAGAAGCAAAAAACTAATTGAGGAGGGCAATGCTGAGTGGAATTACGCTTACTACGCCCTCCATGAGCTTCATATTTCGCCTGGTGCATTTATGAGATTGCCCCGTAATGAAAAGGCGGCCATTTATGCCATGATCGATATTCGCATCAAAAAAGAAAAGCAGGAGATGGCGAAAACAAGGAAAAAGAGATGAGGCGGCTAAGTCCAAAAGGAATAGCAATTGGTCAAAAACTTCGTCTTAACTAAGAACTCAAAAGGAGGTGGTAATGTGGCAACGATTAGTTCCGCATTGGGTATGTTTAATAAAATACCCAATGTTGCAGATAAGTTAATCCACGCTGCAAAAGTAATTGGTGAGCCAACAATGGGTGCTGCAGTAAAACAACAGCAGATTATAGATGCGTCACTTTCAGGAACAATGTTCCCCATATTCAAGCCCATAGACATAAACATATTGGAGCAGCTTAAAGGCTTAGTAATGCGGATTTCGAAGCTAAATCCAATAGAAGGATTAGTGGCAACGAGCAGTTCAGCATTGGGTATGTTTAATAAAATACCCAATGTTGCAGACAAGTTAATCCACGCAGCAAAAGTAATTGGCGAGCCAACAATAGGTGCGGCAATGAAACAACAGCAGACTATAGATACTTTTAGCGCAAAGGCCGGGAGTGAGCCTCTTGGTAAGGCGATTTATCATCGAATTACAAAGCAAGCTTTAGCATTAGGACAAGATGTGGATGCTTCACTTTCAGGAACAATGTCTTTCATGTCCAATACCATAGATCCAAGCAAATTGGAGCAGCTTAATGGCTTAGCAATGCGGCTCTCTATGCTAAATCCAACTGAAGGATTAGAAGGGGCCGCATCTTCGATGAAAGAACTGATGTCAGGCAACTATACATCAATGGCTGACCGCTTTAACATGAGCGGGGCAATGCTTGAAGGCAGTGAGGTGCAGCAGGCTGGACTTAAAGGAAATATCGATGAATTTATTAAAGGGATGGACGAATTATTAAACCAGCAAAACATGACTCAGGAAGCTTTTGAAAAGTTGCTGGACCGCCCGTTGGTAAAGTGGCAGAAGATTATTCAAATATTTAAGTATAGTATGGCTAACGCGGGGGAAGATGCTGCGAATGCTTTGTCCCCTCTCTTGGATATGATTATTAAAGGTTTTGAGTCTGACGAATTTAGACTGTTTCTTAACATTGTAAGCGTTGGGCTAACTGGGTTAGTTGCTGGAATCCAATGGGTAGTTACGATGGTTCAAAATGCATGGCCCGCTATTCTGCAGATATTTTTGGGTATAGGGACCTTGATATACAATCTGGGTGTGATTCTCTTGGGCTTAATGCCAATCATACTAGGAGTTGCGGCAGCTTGGTTGGTGCTGAATTTCGTTGTGAAGAAGAACCCCATCGGGTTGTTTATTAGTTCTGTAATAGGGCTTATTACTGTTTTGGTATCGTTAGGCTTAGTAACGAACGGAATCAGACAAGTGTTCTCTGATGCCTTTGGGTTTATTGTTGATGTTGTGGAAGACGCAATAAATGCAGTTTTTGGAATAATTAATGGTGCGATAAAAGGAATAAACGCAGTATCTGGATTCTTTGCTAATCTCTTAAATGTTGAGTCAAAACAAATACAAGAGATCCAAGTTAAGGCTGATTTTTCAGAATTTAAAAAGGCTGGACAAAATGCCATAGAGAATTTTTCAATAGATGATCTAAAAGCAAAGTTTGGGCTTGATAATAAGTTTAATAAGCAAGAAGACTATCCCCTAAACAATCCTCTAGAGGATTCCTTCCCCAACATTGACCGAATCGACAGAGTCGGCGAAGTCGGCAAAATCAATGACACCGTAGATATCTCCAGTGAAGATCTGAAGATTATGCGCGAGTTAGCCGAAATGAAGAACATCCAAAACTTCGTAACGCTCACCCCGACGGTATCTGTGACCACAGGAGACATCCGCAATGGAAGTGATGCGGATACCATTGTATCCAAGATTAAGACCATGTTGGAGAGAGATATCGCATCATCGACATCAGCTGTGTATGGATAAGTCATAAAATAATGCCATGGAAAGGCAGGTGATACCAAAATGTCCTACAGCATTAGACTCAGTTTTAGTGAGGATGAAGCCTTCCAGCTCCCAGTAATGCCAGGAAGCATTGAAATAAGCAAATCCGGTAACAACCAAACCCAAGAAATCGTATCCTTGGGTGAGATTAACATCATTAAACATCCTCAGCTCATGGAATACGGATTTAGCAGTATCTTTCCAGCCCAGTTTTATCCCTTTGTGACAGCGCAAGTCATCCTGCAGCCGATAGAATATGTCCGGATTATCATCAGGTGGATGGAGTCTAAACAACCCATCCGTTTTATTTTTATTTCAGATCGCGTCGATATCAACACCTTAGCCAGCATCGAAAGCTTTGATTGGAAAGAGGTTGCCGGTGGCTCAGGGGATATTGAATACTCCATTAAATTGAAGAGGTATGTCTCCTATGCAGCCACAAGGGTCACAGAAGATATGATCATCGATAGAGGCGCCTCCACAGCCGTGCCGACTCCGACACCCTCCAGACCAAACGAGACACAGCAGATTAAAACGTATACTTTGGTGGCAGGGGATACCTTATGGGCTGTAGCTCAAAAGCACTTGGGCAACGGCGCTCGCTGGCCGGAAATACAGCAGCTGAATAGCATTACGGATGCTGAAATTAAGCGCCTGCAGATCGGTCGGGTGCTAAAACTGCCATAAGGAGAATTAAAGTTATGCTGAAAGTAGTCTTAGATAATAAAGACGGAAACGTTTGGGATATCTCTCGGATTGTCGCCGATGTGAGCTGGAAAACGAGTCGGATGGGTAAAGCGGGTAGCCTGGACTTTACACTCATTAAGACTGCATCTGATCAGGAGCCATTGTTCAAATACTCCAACGGGGATATTGTCCATGTGCAGATGCAGGATGGAACGAATGTCTTTTATGGATATATCTTCTCGATTGATAGTGGAAGCAGTGAGACGGTTAATATCACCTGTTATGACCAGTTGCGCTACCTCATGGCCAGCGAGACTTGTGTATGGACCAACATAAAAGCATCCGAAGTTGTTCAGAAGATTGCTGCGGACTTTGATCTAAAACTAGGGCGGATTGATGACACCGGCTATCTAATCCCCAGTGTACATGAAGACAACCAGAAGCTGATGGACATCATCTGCAAAGCCCTGGACCTTACCCTGATCAACACCGGCAAAAACTATGTCTTCTTCGACGATTTCGGAGCCTTGTCAGTTCGGAATGTCGAAGATTTTCTCTTGGATTTTATCATTGGCGACTACAGCCTCATGACAGACTTCAGTCATAGGGTTTCTATTGACTCTGACACCTATAATGTCATCAAACTATATAAGGACAATCAAGAAACAGGCAAGCGGGAAATTTACGAGGCGCATGACAGTGTCAATATAGCCAAGTGGGGAGTACTACAACTTTATCAATCCGTAGACGAAAACATGAACTATGCCCAAATCAATGAAATGCTCACAAATTTATCTGCGATTAAGAATCGCGAGACGAGATCCCTTAAGATTGAAGCTCTGGGCGACATTCGAGTCCAGGGTGGCCGTTATGTAAGAATTCAAATAGCAGAGTATGGGATTAATCAACCCTTTCTGGTCGATGAATGCACTCACCGCTTTAATGGAGTGGACCATACCATGAGTCTTGAGTTAAGGGTCATTTGATAATTGAGGAGGTGATGAAATGTCTAGTTTATTAGACTTGATCAAAGCAGCAGGAACTGATGCTGTCAATGCATCTAACCCTGTGAATATCCTTTTTGGCGAGATCTTAACGGTGAATCCGCTCAGTGTCAAAGTCGATCAACGTTTTACACTGCCGGAGGATTTTTTAATTGTGCCGGAGGGGGTGACAAATTACGAAGTGGATTTGCAACATACGCATCAATACACTGACAATGGGTCTGCGAGTAACACTTCGGAAGCCTTAACTTCCAAAATCGTGATTCGTTCCGGGCTTGCCCCAGGGGATAGGGTCCTGATGCTTAAGGTCCAGGGAGGGCAGCGTTATGTCATTTTAGATAAGGTGGTGACAACATTATGATACCTACTGGTGGAAGAATTACCCATGGGACGATCCAATATGCCGAACGGCCTTCCCTCACATGGAGAATTGATCCGGAAAAAGAGCGCATCACCGGGAGACTGGACGGACTGGAATCTGTGCAACAAGCCGCTGCCAAAATTCTGCAGACGCAGCGGTTTCGTCATTTGATCTATACTCCGAATTATGGCTGTGAGTTAAGTCAATTGATGGGCATGAATCCGACTTTCATGAAGTCTGAAGCCACGAGGATGCTTCAGGAGGCATTGACTCAGGATGACCGGATCATAGGAGTCGAGAATGTGCAGACCACAGCTACTGGGGATAGCCTGCTGATTGAGTTTACGGTGGTCAGCACCTACGGGAGCTTCGATATGACTCAGGAGGTGAGTGGTTAATGTATGAACATCAGACCTATGAGGCGATTCTGGCCAGGATGCTCGCCCGGGTGCCGGTGACCATCGACAAGCGGGAGGGCAGCCTGATTTACGATGCCTTGGCCCCGGCAGCGGCGGAGCTGGCTCAGTCATATGCTGAGTTAGAGGTCAACAACAATCTTTCTTTCGCAGATACGGCCAGTGGGGAATTTTTAACCCGCCGGGTCGCTGAGTTTGGAATCAAGCGGAAGGTGGCTACAAAAGCCTGGCGGCGCGGCGGATTTCTGGACAGCAATAGTGCTCTTCTTAACATTCCGCTAGGCAGCCGCTACAGTATCGGTGGGCTGAATTATACAACTATTGAACAGATCAGTACCGGCGTGTATGTCCTTGAATGCGAAACGGCTGGAACGGCAGGCAATCAGCAGTTTGGGGATTTGCTCCCTATCGCCTATGTCAATGGTCTTGCCAAGGCGGAACTCACCGAGGTGCTAGTTCCAGGTGAGGATGAGGAGACAGATGAAGCCCTGCTCTCAAGATATTATGAGACGGTTAACGAACCGGCTTTTGGCGGGAATATGGCAGATTATAGGCAGAAAATCAATGCTATTAATGGTGTCGGAGGAAGCAAAGTCTTTCCAACCTGGGCCGGCGGCGGGACCGTGAAATGCACGATTATTGCTGCTGACTGGACTAAGCCATCTCCCGAATTAGTGAATGAGGTCCAGTCCACCATGGATCCGGAAGAGAATCAAGGTATGGGGCTGGGGCAGGCACCTATCGGCCATACCGTGACGATTACCGGGGTGGATAAGGTCACGGTGAATGTGGAAACGACGCTCACTCTTGCGCCCGGCGTAACTCCTGGGCAGGTTCAGTCCGATGTGGAAGCGGTCTTAGACGCCTATCTTTTAGAACAAAGAAAAGCCTGGGCTGCTCAGACCCAGATCATCGTCCGGACGGCACAAATTGATGCCCGGATGCTTACGATCCAAGGCGTCGAAGATGTGATTGGAACAAAGCTTAATGGGATGGAGGCCAATCTCGTGCTTGACGAGGAAGAAATTCCAATCCTGGGGACGGTGGTTATAAATGAGTAAGTCGATTAGAGAGTATTGGCCCAAATTGCTTGATAACATCTTAGACTTTCAGATTCTAGCTGATACGGTGGATACCGAAATACTATCTCTCGATGGCGCAAGGGATCAGCAATTCGCTGATCAATTCGTTCTCACTTCGGGCTACGAGGCGATAAAACATCGGGAAAGAATATTGGGCATCCAGGCCGATCCCACGACTGAAAGGCTGGACTTCCGGAAAAAACGGATTATTAATCGGTATTCATCCAAGCCACCCTTCACCATTCGCTATCTTCAGGACCGTTTGGATTTTCTGGTAGGTGAAGAGAAAGCAACTGTTAGTGTAGATGTTCAAGACTTTCTTCTTTTTGTAGAAGCAGCAATTGAAGATGCGGCCCTCTTTAAAGAGGTCGAGAGAACAATAAAAACCATCAAACCGGCAAACTTGATCTATAACCAGCAGACCGCTTTGGGTGATCATATCTCTCTTGAAGAACATATCGGTTTCCGTACGTTAGAGAGACAAGCTCGACTAGGCATAACATGGAGATTAGGGATTACGCTCTTTGCTGTAGCAGGTCCGGAGGTGATCATAAAGTGATATCAACAAAATTTTTATCCAGTATAGCAGGATATGTAGATGGTCAAGTAGCTAAAGTTGTATTAAATGGAAGCTATGAAATCACCAGCTTCAAAGTCAAAGAGACAGGGCAAGGCTTGGTTAATATGCAATATGTCGTTCCTGATGGTGCGGTTCCGATAGTCTCTTTAATCGAGCTTAGGGATAGTTCAGATACTGTCATCAGCTCAAATGAAGTATATGTACCGATTACTGCGGATACGATCATAACGCAATCCATTCGAGTTAAGGAGGGTTGAGAATGGCAAAGACAAATTGGCAATATGGTGAAATTGTCACCGAGGAAGATTTTAACCAATTGGGGCAAGAAATGAATGAAGCCACGGCTGGATTAGCTGTTCTGGAAGAGCAGATTGGGGAAGCGGAACAAATCAGCAAAGCCTACACCGATCAGCAAATTCAGCTGGTTACAGCTACCGGCATCCCCAAACTGGTAACCTACTCATATGTACTGACAGCTGGCCAGCAGGATCAAACTGATTTTGAAATACCTTTGGAAACCTTCGTCAAGGAAACAGACACGGTGACTGTTGCCCAGAATAGCACGGTGTTGAGCACGGAGCGATACAGTATCATTGACCCGAAGACAGTTCGATTGGCTGAAGGAGTAAATATAGGAACAGAAATATTTATTCAGGTATGGAAGAACGTGCCTATCGGTCCGGATGGAGCGATATCTGCGGCAGTGCTGGCTAATGATACTGTGACAGAGTCGAAGATGGCTGATGAGATGAAAAAGGATATCCCTGGAGGAGTGGCGGGGTATGATACATTTGCTACACATTTGGCGGAAAATGCGAAGCATGTCCCTCATTTAGGCACAACGACAAATGTAGGTAACGCTTACAGTGTTACGAGTTCGGAGATAATTGACGGCAATGATAAATTCAGTGTTAAATTCAACGCTGTTGCAACTGGTACAGCAACTCTTAAAATTTCATCAGACGGGACAGCAAGAACATTAAAAAAACCTGATGGGAGCGATTTTAAACCAAAGGCAGGAATATATTCATTCATTCGAGATGGAGTAAATTTTCAGTTGTTGGGTGAAGGGGGTGAGTACGGGAACGCACAACCTCAACATGTACTATCCCCTTATACAATTGGCACTGACGAAGGAGTAGTACCTGGAACAATCCCCAGCAAGGGAGCGCAGACCTTTACACCCGGCACTACCAACCAGACCATAGCATCTGGACAATATCTAAGTGGTGTGCAGACGATTGCTGGAAGTGATAATTTGAAGCCTGAGAATATTAAAGCAGGGGTTAATATTTTTGATAAGGTTGGGACATTGCAACCTGCGTCTGGTTCTAATGTATATAAGAGTTTTAGTTTCGGCAACAACCCCTCTAGAGTTTCTGGAACCCAGTATAGCGAATATTTTACTATAGATGGTTTGAGTTTTACTCCGCGTCAAATCGTTGGTTACGGAACAGCAATAGGTACTGGCAATGATGTTACTGGTATTTTAGCATATGGCGAATACTTAACAACCCAAGTATCAACAGCTTATGGGTACAATGTACTGAAATTTAATGATGTCCAGTTCAGCTATGGAAAAGTTGTATTTAGACTTTCATTTTATAAAATGCAAGGAGACAATGGCGTAGGATTTGGAGCAATCTCTCTTATAGTGGCATAAATACAAGATAATATGGAGCATTCCTGTAGTAGTCAAAAATGAGCTTTGTCAAAAAGAAGACCTCACGTTACAATTTGAAAGGACTGTTGGCCAACAGAATCCAATCAAAATAACGGAGGTCATCCCCAATGAATTTTACACAAAACGAGAAACTAAAGCAACTATCCGAAAGAAGTATTGTGATCGGAGTGGACATCGCCAGCGAGCTTCATTACGCCAAGGCTTTCGACTGGCGAGGAGTCGAGCTAGGCAAGGTATTCAAGTTTGAAAACAGTGCTGAAGGATTCAAGGATTTCTACGCATGGATTGAACATTTAAAAAGGCAAGCACAAAAGGACTGTACAGTGGTAGGCGCAGAGCCAACCGGTCATTACTGGTTTGGCCTGGCATCCTACCTAAAAGAGCAAAGCATTAAGCTGGTCCTCGTCAACCCATTCCATGTAAAGCGTAGTAAGGAGCTTGATGATAACCACCCCAGCAAAACGGATGCAAAGGACCCCAAAACCATCGCTAAGCTGGTCATCGAGGGCAGATACAATGAGTCCTATATCCCGGAGGGGATCTATGCAGAACTGCGAATAGCAATGGCCTGCAGGATGCGCATCCAAAAGGAAATGAACAGTATAAAAAATCGTGTTCAACGGTGGCTGAAAATCTACTTTCCCGAGCATGAAACGGTGTTTGGAAAGTTTGATGCCACGAGTAGCATGCTGGTATTGCAAGTTGCCCCGCTACCTAGGGATGTTGAAAGACTTGGAGCAGAAGGAATCAACCGAATTTGGAGAGACAACAAGTTGAGAGCAGTGGGAATGAAAAGGGCTAAGAGCCTGTATGAAGCTGCTCAGAAGAGCATTGGTTGCACCGAAGGAGAGTCTTGTTCCCGAATGGAAATCCAGCTATTACTGCAAGACTATCATACTAAAACAGCACAATATGAGGCAGTCACTGAAACCATCGATGGGTTGTGCCGTCAGATACCCGAAGTAGCCAAGTTGCTTGAAATTAAAGGTGTTGGCCTCGTTACCGTGGCAGGTTTTCTCTCCGAAGTTGGAGATATTAGACGCTTTAATCTCCAAAGCAAATTCAAAAGCTAGCGGGCCTAGCCTTGCGAGAAAGTAGCTCGGGTAAGCACAAAGGACAGACCACGATCAGCAAGCGCGGCCGCGCACGACTAAGGGCGATTCTATTTCAGGCAGTGATGCCGCTCGTCGCCAAAAACGCAGAGTTTGCAGAGATACACACCTACTATACGACAAGGCCCAAGAATCCACTGAAGAAGAAGCAATCGTTAATAGCCTTAAGCTGTAAACTGATTCGGGTGTTTTATGCCCTATTAACAAAGGGTATAGACTATGACCCGAACAAGCTAATACAGGACATTCATCGTCCAGTTGAGTATTTAGCAGCGTAACAGAATAGCAGAGAAACCATAAAAAGTAACGGTCTGTGGGTAAAGCGTCACCACAGAAGCGAGTCATCCAGGTAACCTAACAAGACACAAGAGCTGGTAGTCAGTCGAATAAATCACCATTAGAGCAATGACTCGGTTGAGGAGCATAACTGACACCCAATCATGGATAGGTGGAACGAAGGAATTTAGGGCAGGTTTTATAAGCTTGACCCTGTTAGACATGGGAGGTTTACCACCGTGAGAATTATGGGTTTACAACGGCCAACATATCAATAGCAGACGTTGGCTTTGCCATACCCGAATTCTCTGAATGAGGCATTCTATGCGAATTCTATCCGTGGTGAGTTAATTTGGTTCGTTAGAAATTCTATGAAAAAGCGAGATATTCAAAGAAATCATAAGATATTATAGGGAGGGTGATTACAAAATGCAAATAGGAAGAAAAATATATTACGAATTAACCATTGGTGATGTGGTTTTAACCACACTTGAAAAACTAAACGGTATTAACACAACCAAAGAACAAGACTTTGCTATGTACGATGCTTTGCAAGCATATAGTCCAGAAGCAATAGGAGTTATGCAGTTAGAGTATGGACAATACCAAAGTGATTTTTTAACTGCAAATTCTTGGAAAGTGGATTTAGAGACGGGTAGTTTAATCTTTAACTATCCAATTTTTGAACAACCACTTTCTATAAAGGTGGAGCAATTGGAGTCAGAGAATACAAGTTTAAGAAGTCAGGTGTCGCAGATGGAAACTACAATCTCTAATCAGCAGTCTTTGATTGACGAACTCACCTTGCAACTCGGCCATGCACTACTAGGAGGTGCTTTATAATGAGTTTTTGGGCTAATTATGTACTACTCAAAGAAAAGCAAGGGCAGGATAGGGCAATCACTTTACAAATGATCGAGGACAAGTTTGGAGCGGAGAAAAGACAGGAAATCGAGACAGAGCTTGCTGCATAATAGACCCATAATGCGACATAAAGAGGAATGATTTACTTTATAAGGAAGGTGAAATAATGGCCGGAAAAATTACGAAAGAAGAATTGCATCCATTATTATTACAAAAAATAGATAATTTTGCTGCGCATGAGGCGGAAAGTACGCCACATCGATTCACTGACACAAGCACTGGAAAAACCTTTAAATGGGGTATGAAAGCCGTGAATGGTGTAGCGGTACTAGTCTATGAGGAGGTGGTCTAAGTGGCGGAGATTTACATAGCTGACAAACCTACACTTGATTCTGTTAAAACAAATACAGATACTGTAAAAACCAATGTTGGTAGTAATGCCGATAGTGCAAGTGCATCAGGAAGTATACATGCAAAGTTAAAAGACTTAAAAACAACCATAGAATCAAGCGGAGGAAGAAAGTATCAGATATTTACGGCTAACGGAACTTTCACCGTGCCTGCGGGAGTTAGTATGATTTATGTTACTGCTGTAAGTGGGGGCGGTGGTGGAGGTGGTGGAGGTGGTGGTGGCAGTGGTGGCTACTCCGCATACGATGGGGTTAGTGGTGGTACTGGGGGTGCGACCTCACTTGGATCTCTGCTATCCATACCGGGCGGGTCTGGTGGTCGGTATGGCGGTAGAGGTGATGACGATGCCAATAAGCTTGGTACTGGGGGGCCTGGTGGGCCAATAGCATCGGTGGTCAGCATGTATGATAATTTTAGTTGGCCAGGATATGTAGGGAATGACGGGGTTAATGGTGGTAATGGTGCAGGAGCAAAAGTCGGATGGTGCGGTATAGGTAATGGAGGCGCAGGTGGAAAAGGAGGATTGGGCGGCCACAACGGTGGTGGCGGGGGTAGTGGAGCAACTGGCGCAGCTGTATTTGAGTTTCCCCTTCGGGTAACCGCAGGAGCTAATCTTGCTGTAAGTATTGGTGGTGGCGGAGGAGGCGGTGGAGGCGGAGCAGGTTACGGTGGAGGATCAAACCCCGGACAACCTGGAGCTCAAGGGCTTGTTGGAAATCCAGGTATTATGATCATATCATGGTATGTGTAAGGGAGGGGATGACATGAAACTTTGTCAAATAATTAACGAAGTAGCCTGGTGGATATTCGAAGCTGACTCCATGCCTGAATTTGCTGACGCTCCTGGGGTAGTGTTGAAAGACATAACAAACCTTGACCACCAACCCAAAGAGGGCTGGTTGTATAATGAGGCCACCGATACTTTTTCCCCTCCACCCGAACAGGAGCCTCTCCCTGAACCTTTACCATCATTAGAAGAAATGCAAGCACAAACCCTGTTAAACACTGAATACCTTGTCTGTTTAGCAGAGATATCAAATTTATAAGGAGTGTTGATTTATGATCTATAAACTTTGCAAACAGGTCATTGAGTCTGGAAATTACGAATATCAATCTATGTTGATGAAATTGGACGTATATCTGCTGGCCAATAGGATTAAGCCAGAAGAGTACACAGAGCTAAAAAGCTTGATGGATGCTGCGTAATAGACCCAAAATGCGCAACACCAAGAACGCCACATAGGGCGTATTTTTTATGCTCCAAAATAGGTCAATCACAATAGTGACGTGTAATTCATATAATGTACAAGCTTGAAAGAGGTGATAGCCTTTGGACTTTACAGTTATCACAGCCCTAATTGGGATTGTAGCAACTTTGTCCGGAATCATCTTAGGTTGGTCGGCAAGGGCAAAGGAAGCTAAAAACGAAGTCAGAAAAGATGCAGAAATAGATACAGTAATCCGGATGGACATGGAATATTTAAAACGCGGGGTAGACGATATCCGGATAGAGCAGCGGGCACAAGGGCAGCGCATGGATGTCATGGGCGAACGCCTTACTCGAGTTGAAGAGTCATCTAAACAGGCTCACAAGAGGATTGACCGCATCGAGCAGAAAGAAGAGTAAGTAAAATGCCACAAATTGAATGGGTAGGCACACCGAACTTTAGATCCGGGCGCAATGGTCGTAAGCCGTTAGCCATTGTGGACCATATTACTGCCGGCTATTATCCAAGCTGCTTAAGCTGGTTGCAGAATCCTGAATCCCAAGCAAGTGCACATTACCTGGTCTTAAGAAACGGTCGCATATTGCAGTTGGTCGAAGATAAGAACACAGCCTGGCATGCCGGCATAGTGAACCAACCGAATTGGAGCCTGTATGACGGAACGAACCCTAATTTCTACACCATCGGCATTGAGCACGAAGGAAGGCCTGGGGACGGGCTGACAGAAGCTCAGTATCAGTCCACATTATGGTTCCATCGGGAGTTGCTGGCTAAATATCCAGCAATAAAGATAGACAGTGACCATATTATAGGTCATTACAGAATTGACAGTATAAACAGACCAAACTGCCCAGGGACTAAGTTTCCCTGGGCTAAGTTATTTGCTGATTTGAAGGGAGATCATGAAGTGGATAACCTCGTAATCTATGCCGATGGGGATGTAGGAGCTGCGCTTTTGCTCAGCTTTAAGCTAAAGTGCCCGATGGTCCATAAGGCCTTTGCAGATAAAATCCAAGCCGAGAATAAGCACTGGATTGGGGTACAGGGGGCAAACAGCAATGGGAATTACTACTATGCCGGGAGTGATCGGGTAGAGACTGCGAAATTAGGGTTATAAAGGGGGATCAACCATGGAAACTGCCTTAGGTTATGTCCAGAATGTTTGGGGGCTGCTACTTGTTGTGGCAGCTTTTATTATTTATTTGCTTAGTCAGGGAAGGGCAAAAGCGGGGAAGATTTTGCTTTCACTGATGCTGAGGTTGGAGAAGCAAGCTGAAGAGTATGCGCTGCAGACTGGTGAGGAAAAGTTCGGCTTCGTGGTAGAGCGAGGTTATCAACTGCTGCCGAAGTATGTAAAGATAGTTATTACCAATAAGATGTTTGTTGAGCTAGCCAATAAATTATATGAGGAAGCAAAAGATTATTTTTTGAACCTAGACGAAAAGCCCATCCAGGCACGAGTTAAGGACCGTAAGGAAACTGATCCTGAATAACTAACAAAGCCCTCTCTCGCTTATCCAATAGAATAAAAGGCATTCGACAAATTACCCCTTGAACAATAAAGGAACATATGTTCTAATGTAAAGGAAATATATGTTCTTGAGGGGGTGTGATATGGAAAGAACAAACTAGAAATCACCAAAGAAAAATAAATAAGAAGCCAATTACCCTCCCCAGAGCACTTGGCTTCCTATAGAATTACCCTATAGGGTAATACCCAACTGAATTATACATATTTATGCCAATGAAGGCAACAGGAAACGACTGTATAAGCGAGGTAATTCATTATGAAAGAATTAGAGGTTTATTACTACGATAAAATATATACACGTCTGGAAAATTGCTTGCTCGTGTTTAATGAAAGAACTAAGCAGCTGTATGGAGAAAATAAAAGCGTTAATTACGACGGCTTTGTAGATGCGTGTGAGCAAATGAGAAAAGGACTTGATGAGTTTAAAACGCTTAATGAGTTAACAGTGCGTGAGCTTCGGGATAACATAAGGATAACTGATATATAATTAAACATAAAAGCCAGACCTCACGAAAGTTCAGAAAGAACTTCTTGTGAGGTCTTTTTCTCTTTGAATATGGGCTTTGGTGGAGTTTGCATAATGATTAGGGTTACCAGGTGCGACAAGAAGTCGCTTGATATATTGCCGAAAGGCTACCCCATCCATTCGGGGTAACTCTATTGTGACTAGCGTGGATAGTAACGTCTGGGTTAGAAAGCTCACAAGACAATGTGGAAGTCCAAGAAGCCTAAATCTGGGATAACTGCTAGAGTAAGAAAGCTATGGAGAACGTAAAGTGAATCACTGTAGGAATCGTTACGCTGGAGGAAGCGAAATAGGCTGAAACGCTTCGACCAAAAGGTAAGGAGTCGAGCAACGGCGAACTGGCAAACCAATGCGAATGGATAAAGCACTCCCGGTTCAAAGGTGGCTCCTAAGGCTTTCACAATTATGTATCATGCGGAACTTGGTAAACCCTACATGCTCCTCACGACAATGAGGTATCCAACCGCAAGGAAAAGAAACGGCATAGAGGGCAGAAGAAAAGGATAAAAAGCAAACGCTCCTTTTGTAACGAAAGAAGATAGGGGTTCAAACTTTGCCCTAACCTGAAAGGGTGCTGACTTATCCTGTGGTATTTCTTGGCAGGAACGGATGGTAACTTATGAATTTTAGTAATTCAACGACGGATAAAACCGAGAGACTAAAAGACAGAAACACACTTGCTCGTCAATGGGAATCCATTGATTGGGTACAGGTGCAAAATGAAGTTAATAGGCTACAAACCAGAATTGCCAAGGCAACAGTGCAGGGTGACAAGAACAAGGTCAAACGCTTACAGTATCTACTCACCCACTCATTTTATGCCAAAGCCTATGCAGTCAAAAAAGTCACATCAAATAAGGGGAAAAACACCTCTGGGGTAGACAAAAAACTCTGGTCAACCGCAGCGTCAAAGATGAAGGCTGTATTGGCCCTTACAGACAAACACTACAAAGCAAAACCCCTTAGGCGAGTGTTTATTGAAAAGAAAGGCAAAAACAAGAAACGACCCTTGGGAATCCCTACTATGTATGACAGAGCTATGCAGACACTCTACGCTCTGGCACTCGAACCTATAGCTGAAACCACAGGAGACTCCATATCCTTTGGTTTTCGCAAAGGGAGAAGTGCTAAAGATGCCTGTGAACAGATATTTTGTGTACTAGCCAGGCAATGTTCTCCGACATGGATATTAGAAGGAGACATCAAAGGGTGCTTTGACAACATCAACCATAGCTGGTTGCAACAGAATATTCCGATGGACCTAAGGGTCATGAAGCAATTTCTAGGATCAGGGTTCATATACAAGGGCAACCTATTTCCTACCAACACAGGTTCACCCCAAGGAGGGGCCATCTCAAGTCTATATGCCAACATGACATTAGATGGTCTTGAACAACTGATTCAAGACAAATACCATCGAAATTCCAAGGGCAACATAGAAAATCACTATCGCGCAAAGACAAAAGTCAATCTAGTGCGATATGCAGATGACTTTATCATCACTGCAAACACCAAAGAAATAGCGGAAGAACTCAAAGAGATGGTAAGCCAATTTCTTAAAGTCCGGGGACTCACCCTATCGGAAGAGAAGACCATGATCACGCATATAGACGACGGTTTTAACTTTCTTGGCTGGACATTTCGAAAGTTCAAAGGAAAATTGATTGTTAAACCATCAAAGAATTCCATCAAAGCCCTGACAAAGAAATGTGCTACAATCATTTTGAAAGAAGGAAAAGCAAGCAGTCAATCGGAATTAATCCGAAGACTTAATCAAGTTATCCGAGGATGGACCAACTATCATAGACACGTTGTGGCAAGCCGAGCCTTTTCTTACATCAATAACACACTCTATCTCCTTCTGCAACAATGGGCAAAACACCGGCACCCCAACAAAAATAAATGGTGGAGACTCAATAAATATTGGCATGAAAAGAATGGGAAGAGATGGTTGTTCATGACGGATGAATACAGCCTTATCAATTTAAGAAGGATAGATATCATCCGCCACCCTAAGTTGAAGATTTCTCAAAATCCTTTTATAGACAGTGAGTACTTCATGAAGAGAAAAACGAAACTAACGTCACTATTTGCCGCCAGAAATGGCGAAGAAATGCTTGAGCCGTATGAGCGGGAAACTCTCACGTACGGTTCTTAG